TGTTTTTATGAAAAAAACACTTTGGTAACATTCGTCTTACTTGCTCAATACCATCTTCTACACTAAGTTTGGGTGCTATGTCAAATTCTAACCCTAGTTCTTTAGCGGTTTCCCATCTGGATTTATTCGTTCCAATCTCTCTAACTCTAATATCATGGGGAGCTATATGTTTTGAATACTTGTAAGGTTTGCTATCTACAATATTAATATAATGCTCTAAACCCTCACCAGAATTTTCGTAGCAATCAATAATTCTAATTTCGCCATTTAATCTTCGTTGAGCAAAGGTAATAACTGTACTATCATTCATTCCTAAATCCCACCAGGTTTCTACTTCTAAATCTTCTTCTATATCAAAGTTTGTAACCTTGCCTGACTTCTCTAATTCTTCAATCGTAGATCCAAAGTAAGAACCACTTATTCCAGCTTGAAATGAGCATTCAAATTCTTGCTCATAACTTTCTGGCGACATGGTTTGTTTCGCTGCATCTAATTCTTCTTGAGCTATAATCTTAGTTTCACTAGCTTTGAAAACGGATGTGAACCAATCTTTATTTTTCTTAGCTTTTTCATGGAGTTCGTAGAACCAATTTCTACCCATTGGTGTGCCGATAAATATGGCAAAGCCTTTCCTGTCCGATAGGCATGGTCTTAAAATGGTATCAAAGAGGTCTGGCGAAAGATTCTGAGTTTCATCACAAACTATACCATCAAAGTATTGACCTCTAATAGCTGCACTATTCTCACCGCCTAAAATCTGTATTCTGGAATTGTTTATAGGAAAGTCAACTCTAAGTTCAGACTCATTAAACTTTACTCCTGGAATTGTGGCAGAAAATTGTTTCATATAATCCCATGCTGTACTCTTTCCCTGCAACCGATACGGAGATATGAAAGCATATCTAGGATAGGGTTTACTGCTTGTCAGAGCTGCTCTAATGAGGTGGTTGATAGCAAAGACGGTCTTACCCCCTCTCCTGTGAACGATCACTACATTGAAGCGGTTCTTATCGCATTTTTCATGCAAAAAATTTTGGATTTGTCTTGGCGAATAAGGAATTACAATTTGTTTCATTTTAAAACAAAACCCCCCCTAGTGTAAAGTTTTGTTGGAATTATCAAAATCATCTTCTGTTATAAATTGATACTTTAAAAACTCTGAAAAGTCATCAGCTTCAGCTTTATTTTTAAAACCTTGAAAGTGAGTTATCACAACTGGTTTTTTTGTCGTCTTATCCTTCATAATGAAGATTATTGTTTTTAGAAATTTATCATCCATGTGTATATGCCTTGTATCAATATTATTTCAACAGGTAACCTAAAAAGTGGGTATACCACTTTTAAAACCCCCCATGTTCGCTATTTGTTCTTCATAACTGAGCTATTACAACCACAACTTTTAAACCGATAACTTATAGGTTACCACTAGTTATTTCCGATAATACTGCGATATCGGAAAACAGCTCAACAGTTTAGAATCATTATCAACTACAAGTAATATTTGTGATATTTTTGCAACACTCATGTATAACATTTGCTTTTTATGTGTGTACTTTTTACCACTCTATTAATAATACCAATACTTCTAGAAGGTTTAGCAAAAGAAATAATCATAATATATCTAAGGTTTAGACCATGAAATTGACAAAGGTTGGTTGTTATCACCTTTTATAGATAAAGTTTCAGCTGCTTTTCCATAAACTTTGGAACTTATTTTACTAGCTGACCATTGATTATGTGCAGTAATAATTTTATAAAGGTTAACCATTGATTGAGCAGCTTTAGGATCTAAATCACCTGACTCTATTTTTAACTCAAGTTCTTTTCTTTTATCTTCAAGCTCAGATAATTTAAGGTCAATTGCTAATTCTTTGCTTTTTTGGTATCTCATCATTAAATCATTATCAGTTATTAAATACCTTCTAAAACTTGACCAGGTGAAATCTATTTCTTCTCTTTGGAAAACCTCTCTTATTGTTAAACCATCACTAAAAGCTTCTAAGATTTGATCTATTTTTTTTTCAGTTAGCTTTTTTTTTCTGCCTGCCATAATATTTTGTTTAGGGTTACTGGCAGAGATAGAAAGAAAGGAAAAGACTCCACCAGTAACAGTTATAACTAATAGACCAAAGCAAGGGAGCTTAGTAGTCTATAATTTCTTTAACACAATATGTTGTGTTTTACAAATCAAAAGGTCTTTTAGCTCTAAAGAATGTTCGCTTGTCAAGGGTTATTGGATTATACTTTAATTTCTTCTCAAATAATAACTTATCTATTATTTTCATAATAGTAAAAGAACCAAACTTCGCATTATTTACGATCCAACGAACTTGAGCATCCGACACCATTCCAGACTCATAATCTCTCATTAACTGATAAACTATTTCAATCTTCTCAGGGGGGGTATAAGTGTTATTATAACTCTTTTGTAAAGGTTCATTATTATAATGATATTCTTCTTCACTCATTTCTTAAAACCTTTAAAACCTTTCTTATGAAGTATATTATTATATAGAGTAGTATTGTTCTTCTTAATACTAAGTAAATTATACTTACCCACCTGCTTATTTAATACTCTATCAGGTACTTGTTTAATAGGTAGTCTTAGCTCATATTTATTAGCTGAGGTCTTTCTGTGGATAACTAAATAGCCTTCTTTCATAAGCTCATTTTTAGCCTTTTGAAGTGTGGACAAGCACATATCTAATTTTGTCAATAATGTGGCATTTCTTAATATTCTAAAATTTGGCGATAAATACCGCAAATAAACAAATAATGCTTTTGACTCTTTGCTAAGACCCTCATCAATGATTAATTGATTTGGTATCATTGTAAACCCTTTTTTGCTCATATCTTACCTTCCTTTCAGGGTGTTGTTTAATACTTAATCATATTACAATCAATAAGAACATTTGGCGAACATTAATTATTTTTAACTTTGTGGTTTTAATAGTTGACAGTATAATACAAAGATAGTACAAGTAATCATGTTTAAAACAAATCAACAAAGGAAAGAAACAATGACTAAATTACATCATACAGAATACAAAAAGAATTATAAAAATTATATTCTTTCAACTATAGAAGAAGATGGAGAAGGTAAGCCATTAACTTCAGAGTCAGAAAAGATTAGTTATATTTTTGATCGTTTCAATTCTGAATATGGTTTTATGATTGAAAGAGTTGGAAAATATAAAGCCATGTCTGAATGGTTATCTGGTCTAGCATTAGATATAGAATACTATAATGACGCAATTGTTGACCTAGCCATCAAAATGGGTTCAATTAATCCTAACCCAAATGATAAGCTAAAAAATACAGTTGCAGCTAATTACTGGGATTTTATGGCTAATATTATCTTAGGGTTTGAACCAAAAAAACAAGCAGCTTAAAGACCGAAACACCCCCACAAGGGGTTCTTAGGGTTAATCCCTAACTGATGAGATCAGAAACTAAAAGAAAGGTAATAATGATAGTAGCAAAGACAAATGGAGAAATTAAAGAAATGGGAGAACCAAGAAAAGAAACTCAATTTTGGTTATTTTTTAAAAATGGAAAATTACCAAAACATAGTTTAGCAAGAGCTGAATCAGCTTTAAAGCAATTTAGAGCTGAATTATCTTTTAATAATCATCAACCAATTAACAATACAATTAATTAAAAGAAAGGTAACTATGAAAAAATATATATATTATGTTCTAGGGTTCACATTTGCAGTTAGTGTATTTGTAACTTTAGGGTTAATGGTACTTCATCAACTAGCAACACAAGGGGGGATATAATGAGGAATAAATTTGGATTGCCTTTAATATTTGATTATGTAAAACTTACAGATAATAGAAGATTAAAAAACTTAGAGCATATGATACATAATTGTCCTAAAGGGTGGAAAGAGCTTTGGAGCAAGAAACTAGACCAATTAAGAAAGAACATACATGACAGACAAAGAAAAACTCTTAACTGATATAGAACTAGAAAAATTAAAAATTGACACCTTTAAAAACATAATAGAAGGTTCTAGGTCTATTAATGGTGTTACTTGGAATAGAATCAAAAACTATAAAGGAAAGGATAAGATACAATGCTTGAAACAATTATCGCAGTAGAGTTGGCTTTGTGGATTTTTTATTATGCCACAAACTAAACTTAAATTATTAGACCTATTTAGTGGGTTAGGTGGTTTTAGTTTAGGATTAGAATCTACAGGATTTTTTGAAACTATTGCATTTGTAGAGAAAGACGAATTTTGTCAAAAAGTTTTAAAGAAGAATTTTAAAAACATACCAATTGAAGGAGATATAAGAAATGTCAAAGGAGATAGATACAAAGCAGATGTCATTACTGGGGGATTCCCATGCCAAAGTTTCAGTATTGCCGGTAAGCAAAAAGGAAAAGATGATGAACGATATTTGTGGGATGAAATGTTTAGAGTCATTAAAGAGGTTCAACCCAGATGGATTATTGGCGAAAATGTGCAAAACCTTATTAACATCTCAAATGGAGAAATCTTGCAAGGAATACACAATGATTTGGAATCTGAAAATTACGAAGTCCAAACTTTTAATATTTCAGCTAGTTCGCAAGGAGCATGGCACAAACGCAGTAGAGTCTGGATCGTTGCTGCCAACACCAAATGCTTGGGATTCAGCAAGAGGAGCAAGGAGTCAGAAAAATTTAAGGGAGAAGAAGCATCAAATAAATATATTAACAGCAATCAAAGATCACAACTCAGTTCAACCAGTAATCAAGTGGAACTATCCAACACCAAGAGCATCAGACCACAAGGACATGAGTTACAACACAACCTGGAAAATGGGAAAAAACTCACAGAACAGTTGTGCAAGACAGATATTAAAAAACAACCAACCTGGTGGGAAACTGAATCCAAACTTTTTGGAATTCCTAATGGGATATGCACAACAATGGACAAAAATAGAGCCAACCGAATAAAAGCTCTTGGAAATTCTATAGTGCCACAAATCGCAAGAGAACTTGGTTTAGCAATTATGGAAGCAGAGAATGAGTAAAACAAATATTTATGGAGATTATAAAATCTGTATTAAATGCAAAGATCCAGCGGATGTAATTGAGAAGGGAAAAGATTACTGCGTTGAATGTTGGTTTGAAAATGTTGAAGGTGTTAAATTTAAAGATGTAGAAAAACAAATAGAGGAGGAAGAACAATAATGTCAACCAAATGGGATGGAAGAAGCCGACCAAGTACAGAGCTTTATAAAAAGAATTACAATGATATTTTTAAGAAGAAGAAAAAGCCTAAAAAAAATAAACCAATAATCAAAAAGGAAGAAAATGACAAGTAAAACATCCATGCAAATGGTAGGACATAATTTAAATAATGATAGAAACAAAAATGATTTTTACCCTACACCACCTGAAGCAACAATTGCTTTATTAGAGAAACAAAAATTTGAAGGTAATATTTGGGAGTGTGCTTGTGGTGATGGTGCTATATCTAAAGTTTTAACTGATAAAGGTTACAATGTTTATTCTTCAGATTTAAATAATTATGGTTATGGAGATACAACAATTGATTTTTTATCAAATCATAACATTAAATATGATAATATAATAACTAATCCACCATTTAAATTATCATTAGAATTTACATTAAAAGCTTTAAGTTGCGTTAATAGTAAAGCTGTATTTTTACATAAGCTAACTTATTTAGAAGGTATAAAAAGGTATCAAAATATTTTTAATTTAAATAAATTAGAAAAAGTTTTAATTTTTAGCAAGAGATTAGGATTTAAAAAAGATGATAAAAAAGGTGGTCTAATGTGCTTTGCTTGGTTTGTCTTTGATGTTAATTATAATGGTAAACCTACAATTGATTGGATATGAGAAATTTATTTGAAACAGTAATTGATGTGGGATCTGGATTGTTTTTATCTACCTTAATTCAATTATTTATATTCCCATTTTTTGATTTACACCCAACAGTTCTTGAGAGCTTTCATATAGCGGTAATATTTACTGTTATATCTATGATGCGTTCATGGTTTTGGAGAACTATTTTTTCAAGGAATAGAAAATGAAATACTTAATAATATTTATATTGCTATCAAGTTGCTCATTTAGTGATTACGATTTTAACCCTTCAACAACTATATTAAAACAACTAATAAAAGGATCAAAGAATGATAAAAGTTAAACTAGAAGCTAACGAAGTTGAACTAGCCTTAAATATTGCCTCTAAGAGGTACATAGGCAACCTTAGAATGGGTAAAGGCTTTTCTTATGGTTACACCAAAGGAATTAAATCACAACTAACTGATGGCATATTAGGATCTTTAGGAGAGGTTGCTTATGCAAAAGCAACTAATAGCTTTTATAATGGTT